GAACAAACAGTCGCGTAGTTCTGAGACTCCGAATCTTGCGGCATATAAACCACATTCAGCGGCTTCTGCTCGTTGATCGGGATGGACATTGCACCCGGTCGGTTCTCGATGTTTGCCAACGTGGTAATGTCCGCGGTGCACGTAGCAAGCCGCGGCAAAGAGACTCCGATTAGCCGGCCTTGACCGGCAGTCACAGAGTTTTCACAAACCACAATCAGCGCAGCTGAGACCAACCGGATCTGAGTGAACGTCTGCGGGATCTGCGCCGTAGGCGCGTTCCACGCTGAGTTCGAGATGTATGAGCCCTCGTTGGCAGCATTGGCGAAAATGTTCGCCGGGGTGCCGGTTGACCAGTACCCCATAGCCCAGCTATTAGCTGAGGTGCCAAGCCCCGCCGCCGTGCGATTCTGGACCATCGTAGGCACCAGCATCGTCTGGTACAGGAAAGGCAAACCGGCAGGCGTCGAACTAATGGTGTTGCCACCAAAGCACAACGCCGCCACCTCGGCATAAGTCGGGCCAGCCGTAGCCAAATTCGAGAACTCTCCTTTCATGACGAGTGAGAAGGTAGACGACGGCATAGTCGTTGGATCAGGAATGCGCACACCTCGCACAAGCACGGGGTCGATGAGCGTAGCGAAATACGGATTAAGCGCCGCATGAAGCGTCGCCGCATCCATCTTCTTCGCCTTGTTCTTGGACGTAATGCTGAGCGCGGCGACATCCTTCACCGCCTTTTCCACCGTCTTCTTCAACTTCTTTTCCGTCTTCTCAGGTGTCCGTTTCTTCTCGATCACCTCAATGACTTTTTCCTTTCGCTTTTTCCTCGCCATGGTATCAAACGTAGCAAGGCAGTAATCCAGCGTTTCTTCCATTTACGCCGGATTCAAGTCCCAAGTACAGCTGCCAAACAGCGGCCCGACTATGCATCAGACCTTGCAACTCGCGCTGTTTCTCAGCAGGGAGCCTCCGGTACCAATACTGGCGACGTTCATCAAAGAACTCACGCAGTTCCGACACCCAGAAACCCTCCACGAAATACGCGCAAGCACGCACAAAACGATTCGCGACAGTGAAGTCAGACCGATCGGCCTTCATCCAGTGACACAAAATCTTGTTGGCAGTCGGATAAGGAACTAAACCACCAGCCACGCGCAATGTTCGCTGGCTCAAGAACTCTACTTCTTCCAGGGGATAGGCACGCGTATGCTCATCCCAGACGACACCAAGCCGTGATGCCGCTTTCATAATCTCTGGCTCTAGCTCGAGGATGTCTTTCGACAGAGCCTTAAGCGTGTCATCACCAAGAAACTTAATCACGACATAACGACAAAGGTCCTGCCACCCTTCAGGAGTGTTGGGCAGCTTGAACCAATGGCCGTCCGGGAGTGCACGCATAACCTTCCGAATCCCGAACTTCAAGCTCAAGTCGGTGCACCAACAGTTGAACAATGTCGTTGGAAAGTGTCCGGACAGATTTCCACTGAATTTCTGAGTCACAGCCCCTCCCGGGAACACAACAAAGCAATCAATGTGATCGTCCAACGTTTGCTTAACAGCGACAAGTACATCCGCCGATGCCCCAGCAGCCTCGAATTGCCTGACTATGTGCGCTTTGAACAACTCGTGCATGAAGCGAGTCTGGCGGCGGTCTTGCTTCTTCTGATCACCGCGAAGATACGCGGCCGGCACAAAGTGCCGGTTAAGATCAGCGAACATGGCCGTCCACCCACTGTAAAACTTCGTCTGCCCGTAAATGCTCCAGTTGCGGCCCAAGGCCGCTCCCTCGGCATAGTCGTCCAATAGCCAATTAAATAATCGCGTTTGGCGGTACAACAAATCTAAGGACGCCGTCGTGATGCCATGAATACTGCCCTCAAGCAGTTTGGCAGCCGGACGAAGCTCGAGCTTCACGAACGTGCTTTGTATCGACGGCCAGCTTTTGCCGGCTAGACACTCAACGTATCGCTCTTCGAGCCATGATCCGTACTTTTCGACAGCGTCTCTCTTCACAGGTGCAACCGCTTGAAAAGGAAAACCAGTACCCGCCGCCTTGGACAGGCTCCGGCACGTCTCCTCATGCGTTAGAATCTTCATCGGCGACAGCGCATCATTATCATGCTGAAACCATGACAGTGCCTCTTGCAGTGTTTCCCAGTCATCATCATCCAGCACAGGATCGTCATGCGCGTAGTACTGAAAAGCACCACGCAACATTTCGTTCGACCGCGCCGGCCAGTGATAGGCCGAGAGAACCTCCGCACATCGATCAGGTCCAAACTTGTCCATTACTTCCACCTCAGCGGTTTCATCACATCGCCACGTCTCATCAGTCTTCGAAAAGAAAGAGAACTGGCCGATTGTGGGGCTCCCGACGAACGGCCGGGGCATGGAATTAGGCGGCGCTAATTGTCCAATTTCGCGCGGCAACCAAGCCACCAGCTGGTCATCGAGAGCCCGATTCAGTTTAAAGACCGTATGGCAACGAACGTCCGGTCGCGTTGACCAAAGGCACCCACATGGAAGCCAACCAAACGTCCATTCTCGTCAATCAGGGCCCCGCCAGAGAACCCCGGTAGACTAGTACAATCGTGTGTCCACAGCATCTTGAGCACCGCATTGCTCGCAGCATTGACCACATCGCCTTCTAAAGCCCGGCCCACGTGACCCTGGCTCGCTCGTACTCTCTCCTCATGCACGCCAACAAGCG